ATCCTCCATCGCGTAGGACATGGCGCGCTCGCCGCCGTCCTCGTAGTAGCTGTCCGCGATGTTGCCGAGCCACACGGCGAAGTGCCGGAACAGCGGCCACTCCAGGTACTTGGGACCGCCGCCACGGGGGTGGTGCAGGTCCATCCGTTCGTGCTGGTAGTGGGCATACACCTGATCGACGGTGACCGAGCCCTTGAGCCAGCCGGTGCCGCTATGGGTGCGCTCCAGCAGGGCGCGAAGCTCGGGCGCGGCCGTGCCGGGCATCACTCCCACGCTCCCATGTAGTCGTAGGCGGTGGGCAGCACGCCGGGCCGGACACTGCCGAGGTCGGCAGGGTGGTCGGGCACCAGAACGCCGTCAACGATCTTGGTGTTGCTGTCCTGGCCGGTGAAGATCGTGGGGATGCGGTTGATCACGTGGCCGCCTGTGGCCGTGCCGCTGTCTGCCGCGTCGTCAGCGCCCGGCCCGGTCAGGTTGACCTCGCCCTTGCGGGCGGCTTCCAGCACCTTGACCGCCTCGGTGTAGCGCAGCATCACCGGGTTGGTGGCGGGCATTTCCTTCTGCTTGAGGTAGTAGGTCGTTGCCCACCACGCGGCCAGGTCCAGGGTCAGGCTGGTGATCAGCGAGGGCACCGGGTCGGTGAACTCGGTGTTGGCGTACAGGCTCACCCGGTCGGTGGCCGCGGTGATGGCCATCGTCAACTGGTCATCGCTCAGTTGCGCGGCGGTCCCGGTTCCGGCGTCAGTCGAGTCCAGCACCAGCTTGAGCGCGTCGGTGCTGGCATACAGGATCTGAGGGGCCGGTGCTGTCATCCAGTGCCCCGGAAGATGCCGTCAGGCGAGGTTCCGTCCGCGATGTTCAGCGCCTGCTGGGCGGACAGGGTGGTCAGGTTGCCCGCGCCGCCGTAGGCCGTCTCCGCGGCCGAGCCCGGGGCGATGTCCACGATGGTCCCGGCCTTCACCCGGAACGTGCCGCCGTCCCAGGTCACCTGAGTGTCGGTGTTGACCATCCTCGGGTTGAGCGCCATCGCGGCCTCCTAGTTGTGAAGGCCCGCATGGCCTACGGTGTCCTGGCCGTCCACGAACGGGCGCAGGTTGCCCGCGCCGATCGCCTGGTAGAGCAGTTGCGGCGGGGTGCTGCCTGCCGAGCTATCGCAGATGATCACCTGGCCGCGCTGGAAGTTGACCCCCCACAGTTCCGACCAGGCGGTGGCCGCGGTGCTGGCCGAGCCGTAGGTGCCACCGGTCGCCGCACCAGGTGCGATCGTGATGTTGCCAGTGACCACGAACCGGGCGAGGGCCATCAGTACCCCCAGGACGGTGCGGGGATGACGGCTCCGCCGACGCCGAAGCCGCTGTCCCGGGGCGCGATGGAAAGCTGGCCGAATGTGAAGCCGCTGAGGTGGGCGCGGACCGCCGCGGTGACGGGGATCGAGGTCGCGCTGCCGGTGGCGGTGGCCGTGACCACTTCGCTGGCCGTGCCCGTGTCGATCAGCAGCAGCATGCCGCTGGTAAAGCTCGCGCCGCCGCTGGCCACGGTGATCGCGGTGCCGCCTGCGGCCAGCCCCGCGCTGGCGGTGCCAGTGGGCGCGACGGGAGACAGCCGGTAGTACCACTCGCACGCCGAGCACCGGTAGGTGACCACGCCGTCGATGGCGACGAACATGCGCAAGCACCGGCACCGGGGGCAGGTGAGCCGGAGCGTGGTCGGCTGTGCGGCCATGGATCACGTCCTCCGCGCTGGGGCGGCCTTGGCACGGGCGGCCCGTGGCGGGATGTCCACCGCATCCTGCTCGGGCGGGCTGTCCTCGGTGCCGGGCTGCGGCTCGTTCGCCTCGGGCGGCTCCACCACCGTGACCGTGCTGGACCCGGGCGGGTCCGGCCGCGCACCCTCGGGCGGTCCGGGCAGGCCGATCCGCTTGCCGGTGCGCCGGTTGATCGAGATCCCCGACAGTTGCTTGGGGTGGATGGCGGGCAGCGGCTCGCCGGAGTCCTTCACCGAGCGGATCATGGGGAACGCCTTGAGCGGGGGCAGGAAGTTGGCCGCCATGTCGTCGGTGAGGTCGATCGTCTCCCCGGCCATCACCAGGTCGGTTTCCCGGTTGGGGTCCCCGATCCGCGGGACGGACAGGTTGACGATGGCCTGGTAGGCAGACATCAGACTCCCGACAGCAGGCAGATCGACAGCGGCTGGTCCAGGCCGATGGCGCTCGCCCGCTGGGTGTCGGAGCGGAAGGTCTTGCGGGGCTCATCGCGGTACAGCGGACCGGCGATGAAGGGCAGTTCGTCCGCGATGAAGCCACAGCGCTTGCGCTGCATCACGATCGCGTTGCCCGCGGGCACCTGGCGGCTGACCATGACGTCGAGAGTCAGGATCTTCTGAGGCAGGGTGCCGGTGTACAAGAGGTTTTCGCTCGCAATGTCACCGACGTACGGAGCCGCAAAGGTGTTCGATTGAAGCAGCGTGTTCTTGGTTCCGTGGTTGATGATCAAGGTATCGGCCTCAAAGCCGAGCCACTGCGTCATGCCGCTGGGCGCGGTGGTGGCGGCGTTCTCCACCAGGAAGCTGGCCTGCGCGAGGTCGGCCCGGATCGTGGCCCCGGCCGACGCCCAGGTGTTGGCCACGGCCAGGGTCTGGATGTTGGCATTGGCCACGACAGCCGAGTAGAACGCGGTGTTCCAGGAGTAGGTCATCGTGTTCTTGACCTGCATCAACTGGCGCGTCCCGGGGTCCACCGACTGGCGGCGGCGCATTTCGTCGCTGACCATGATCGCCATGGCGCGCTCATGCGCGAACACCACCCGGGGGATGCCCACCGAGGTCGGCACGATCGGGACCTCAGCGAACTCGGCCCGGATCTCGGGGAAGTCGTCCGCGTACAGCGGGGTGGACTCCGCGAAGCGGACCGCGCCGCTGGGTGCCGACCCGCCAGGACGCAGCACCGAGTCCACGATGAACTCGTTGCGGGTCATGTCGAGGATCAGCGCCGGGATGGTCAGCGGGTCCTTCATCAGTTCGGCAACGGTTACCCGCGGGGAATCGCTGTATCCGCGTGCTGGCGTGGGCATTGATCAATTCCCCTCAGAAGATCCGAACTCGGCCCAGGAAGAACGACGTGGCACCGAGCCCGCCGAGCGCCTGGGTGAGCATGGCGGCAGACACGCCGCCTGGATGGGTGCAGACCCCGACTACCTGGTCTGCGGCCGGGCCAGCGCCTGCTGGCCCGACCGTGCCGTTGGCGGCGGCAAGCAGCTTGCCACCGGGGGTGACCGCGGCCGAGTACCAGGCCCAGATGTCCACCCCGCCGTAGTAGACCGACACGAAGTCATCGAGGACACTCATGTCGATCAGCGGCGCACCGTAGGTGTTGGCTGCCCCGGTCTGCGCGGTGAGCACGTTGCCGTCCTTGCCGACCACGCCGAGGACGTGGGTGGACGCAGCGACGGCGGGCTTGACGGTCAGGTCCGTGGTGCCTGCGGTCTGCGTCGTGGGCTCAGCAAGCTGACCACCGAACATCAGCGTGCTGACCTGGTAAGACGCCGCACCTTGCTTGTAGTGCGGGAGAACTGCGGTCATAGCGCTGACCCCTTCTCAGTTGCTGTTGGACACGCCCACGCCCAGCCCAAGCTGGTCGCGGTAGGTGGACGCCCGGAACGCGCCGCCCGCGGTGGTGACGGCGGTCTGCTCGGCGGCGGAAAGCTCAACCACCGTCCCGGCCTTGATCGTCTTGGCGGGGTGCGCGTAGTCGGTGGCGGCGATCGTGAACGTCGTGGTGATCAGGACGCGGGCCATGGCTCAGACCAGGCCCAACTGGTCCTTGGCGCGCTGCACGACGTCAGCGCGGGCCTTGGCCGCCTCGGACTCGGCGTCCTCGGGCTCCAGCGTGGTGCCCAGTTCCACGCCCATGTCCAGCGACTGGGTGACCCGGGCGAACTCGGCCAGCACCTTGCGGACGATCTGCCCGGCGTCCACCGAGGTGCCGTTGGACAGGTCGATCACGTGGCCCGCGCCTTCCAGCAGCGGCTGCGCGAGGTCGGCCACCACGGGCGGCACGCCTCCGGCGATCAGCCTGCGCCGCTCGCCCTGCCAGCGCTCGCCGTCAAGCTGGGCCTGGATGATCGCCAGTTGCCTGGCGTTCTCATCACCTTGTGCCCCGGCAAGCTCCAGCGCCAGGACCGCCTCCTGGCTCAGCCCAGCGGCAGCGGGCTCGGGCTCCAGATCCTCGGCCTGGAGGCTGGCTTCCCAGGCGGCCAGTTCCTCATCGGACATGGCGTCGATCTGTGCCTCAAGCTCGGCCAGGGCCGGGTCGCCTTCGGGGTCGGTCCCGGGCTCGCCGCCGACGTCGCCAGCGGTGGGCGCGGTGCCCTCGGGCATCTGCGCGATGAGCGCTGCGAGCTTGTCCGGGTCCAGGCCGAGCAGCTTGGCCAGCTTGTCCTGGTCCGCAGTGTCGAGGTCAGGCATTGGTGGTTCCTCTCCGGTGAACGTGAACGTCTCACCACTGAGATCGACGGTGACCTGGACGTCGTTGGCAGCAGCGACTGCTTCCCAGCCGCCCATGCCGGGGATGCGGGGGTCCAGCGTGCAGAGCACGTGCTGGATGGCGCGGGCGAACTTGCGGCCGTCCGACCGGTCGTAGCCCTCTACGATCCGGGCCGAGACGCCAACGCCGGGGTTGTCAGCCAGCACCGCCTGGCCGCGCCTGGTGGGCACCATTTCGATCCAGAGCCCGTCCGGCTCCAGGCTCATGTCGGTGATCTGGCCGCCCGTGCGCTCTACGTCGTTGGTGTGCTTGTTCTCATCGCCAGCTAGCTGGAATGGCACCTGGTCGTAGGCCCGGTTGCGGAAGGACTCCACCAGCCCGGACAGGTAGCCCCGGTCAAAATTGAGGACCCGGCCCTTGTAGTGGATCTCCCCAAGCGGCAGCAGCTTCTTCCGCCACCGGCCGCCTGCCTGCTTGGCCTGGTGACCCGTGAACGGGGTGAGCAGTGCCAGGCTCATCCAGCGGCCTTCCGCTCGGCACGGCGGGCGAAGTTGTGCGCCCGAGCGTGCGGGAAGCCGCGCTTGCGGAGTTTGCCGTAGATCGTCTGGCCCTTGGGGCCGAGCCCGGTGGTGACCCGGGGGCCATCGCTCGCGCCGGTTACGGGGGTGGCCGCTGCCAGGTCGGTGTTGGACAGGTTGGCGTTGATCGCCGGGATGCCGTACGCCCTCATCAGGTCGGTCTGCTGTGCTACCTGGGGGACCGCAGGCTCGGCAGCAGGGGCAGGCTGCCGACGATAGGGGCTCGGGGCGGCGTGGTTGTGCGCGCCGATAAGCTCCAGCAGCGCGCCGCGCTGGCGGGTGTGGCCCTCGCCGTCCTTGCCCTCGCGGGACATGCGCCAGGACCCGTCATCGTCGTGCCGGATGCGCCCGATCTCGCCGCCCCCGCGGCGGTGCCGGACCACGGCCGAGCCGTCCTCCGGGTCGCGGCTGATGATCAGGTCCAGCGGGCCGGTGATCGGGAAGGTCTGCATGGCCACGGCGAACTCCAGGGCGGCGTAGACGTTGGATGCGGCCCAGGACTTCTTGAGCGCGGCGGTCTTGCCGTACTGGGCAGCGGTGCGGCGCAGCAGTTGCTTGAGCATTTCGCGCCGGGCTGGGCTGCCTGCGCGGCCGACCGCCTTGCGGGCGTCCTCCCAGGACTTGGGGCTGGTCACCGGGAAACCGTGCGGCCCGCCACCGGGCGGCGGGGGCAGCGCGTGCCCGGCCTGGAACGCCTTGGCCCGGCCTTCCTTGGTGAGCGCGTTAGCACCCCGGGGCAGCGTGTGCGGCTGTGTCGCGCCCTTGCCGAGGGTGCCGACGTTGGGGCCTTGGACCTTGCCCATCGTGGGTGCCCGGGTTTCGCCTGGGCGCAACTTGGGCGGGCCGGAGGGGACCTGGGCCTTGCGCTCGCTGGCCGTGCCCTTGCCGGGGGTGCGCCCGGCGATGCCGCGGTGCATCGCGGCGTACTTGACGTGGTGGGCCTTGGCGGCATCGGACAGCCCGGCCTGCCGGGCGGCGGCGGAGTGCAGCCGGGCAGCAGCCAGGTGCTGGAAGTCGGATGCCCTGCGGCCGGACAGCTTCTGACTGGCCCGGTTGGCCGCCTCGCTCATCGTCAGCCGGGAACCGACCCGGGTGCTGGCCCCGGACCGCTTGGCGATCGAGGCGGACATGCGCCGGGTGTGGGTGGCGCTGCTGACTTTGCTGCCCGGTCGGCCGGTGCCGTGGTACACCCAGCCGTGCGTGTAGCCGTGGGGGCCAACCAGGTCAATGAGGGGGTTGCCCATCCCGCCCGCGCCTTCCGGTCAGTAAATGACCGGCACGCAAAGCGGGGTCCGCGCCGTTAGTGGATCAGCGTAGGTGTAAGTACAGGTCAGGGGGAAGCAAGACCGCAGGCAACCGCTGCGGCGCTTTCCGCTTCCTCGCCGTGCTCGGCCCACCATTCCGGGTCCTCGGCCTGTGCCTCAGCCACGGCATCATCGAACGCCGACGCGAGGTCTGGGTCCTCATCAGCAGCCATCTGCCTGGCCTTTTGCAGCTTCATCGTGTGGTAGGGCGGGGAATCGAACCGGGCGTGATCCCAGCCAGCGGGGGCCTC